ATGATTCAGAACGTAGAGGTGCAGACCGGGGGCGTCTGCCGCCAGCAGAACGCAGTAGAATTCGATGGAATAGGCCAGGCCACTGCGGCGCACGGCCACGGGATCATCCGCGATGATTGGCGAGACCTCCCCGCACTACTGCGCCGGGACACAGTGATCCACAGGCTCATCCTCTTGGTTTTTGGCAACCCAACTTACAGTCCGCCGCACAACGGTATGACCCTGTAGCTCAGCTGGATAGAGCGTTGGTTTCCTAAACCGAAGGTCGCGTGTTCGAATCACGCCGGGGTCGCCACTCTTGACACTTTTGCGAACAACCCGCGACGCTGAGCGTGATCGTCACGCCGGTGTCGCGATCCATCTCAACGCGCGATAAAAGCCCGGATAAAACGCGATTTCGCGTCTCGGGCGGTTCTTCGCTCAGGAGGGAAAGCCCCCGGCTGATTGCCGCGATAGTTTGATCCCGGGCGCTTTGGTGCAGGGCCAGGAGGTCGTCGGCGCTGTCCAGGGCGGCGAGCTTGGCGTCGACGATCTGGAGTTCCGCTTCGTGATCGCGCAGGCGCTGGCCGGCGGTTTGGCGCGGCAGGCTGCCATCCTCGAGGCACTCCAGGATCATGCGTACCCGGCGGTTCAGTTCGTCCCGCTGACGGCGCAGCGGGAGCTGGTCGCTCAGGGCCTTGCGGACGGAGGCCGTCCGTTCGGCCATCCAGGCGTCGAGGCGGGCGGCGATCGTCCCGTCGGTCGCAGACTCGGCGAGGGCGTCGATGATCGCGTCCTCGGCGATGGGGGCCGGGATGTCGGGTGCGGAACAAAACGCCTTGCCACGCTTGATACGACCAGCGCAGCGCAGGTAGACGTAACGGGTGCCGTTTCCGCCGACGGCGAAGCCCTGCACCAGTGCGTAGCCGCAGCGCGAACAGAATGCGATGCCGGCAAGGGCGCAGGCGGGCTTGGTGGGGATTGAAGCGAGCCCTTCCTGGGACGCCGCTAGGCGACGCTTGGACGGCGATCTCGCGGAAAAGGCCGCGACGATGCGGTCATGGGTTTGTTGGTCGATCAGGGGGCCGATCAGGTTGCGGTTGAGCGCAAGGCTGTGGACCGTGGCTTTCAGCCACGCTTTGCCGTTGCGCGTGGGCACCTTGGCGGCGTCCAGGATCTCGCTGGCCTCGCGTAGGGTGCCGCCATCGGCGATGCGATGCAGCGCTTGACGCACCGCGTCGGCATGCTGGGGGTGCGGCGCGAGGCGTGGGATGCGGTCGTCTCCTCGGACGAGGACGGTGCCCGCCGGGGCTTGGTGCGGATGTCCGCCCTGCGCTTTCTGGTGGTGCATCGCCAGCTTCACGCGCTCGCCCGTCTGCTCGATCTCGAGGTTGGCGAGGTTGACGAGCAGGTGCAGGACAAAACGGCCGGCAGCCCCACCGGTGTCGATCTTGTCGCGCACGGTGACGAGCGCGGCCGCACTGGTCTCGAGGGCGTCGAGGATCGGCATGATATCGCGGCGCGAACGGGTCAGGCGATCAAGGGCATAGGCGCAGACACCCGAGATCTCGCGCTTGCGAGCACGCTCGATGATGGCTGCCATGCCAGGACGCTTGAGGTTCTTGCCAGAGTAGCCGTCGTCGGTGACGACCTCTGGTTCGTCCATGACGCCCTGGGCCTGGAGCATGATGCGGCAGGCGTTGAGTTGCGCCTCGAGGCTGACGCCTTCCTTGGCCTGCTCATCCGTTGAAACACGGCGGTAGATGATCCAAGGCTTGGCCATTATTGTTTCACCCGCGATGCCATTATGCCGGCTTCAACATACGTCAGCGTTGCCAGCGTCTCCTCAGAGACGCCATTTTTACGCAGGAAATCAATCTGCTGTTTCGATGCCGGGCGACCCTGCCCCGGCTGCTTGGGCGGTCTGAAGACGGGGCCAGCAAACTCCGTGTTTGCCGCAGCTCCGCCCCGCGCCGACGTCGTATTGCGTAGCAACTCTTGTCCGCGCGGCGTTTCTGACGGAATGGCATCCTTCCCCCCGCATTCCGGACAGGATCGGCGGGATCGACTCGCGGCATTCAGGCAGATGAGGGAGGGAACCAGACCGAGCAGAACGCCCGCCAGTCCTACTCCCGAGAAGAGCGCGGCGACGAAAAGCCCCATGAAGGCAAGGCCGAGTGCCAGCGTAATCCATCCTCCGGTGGGTAATTTTGCGGTAAAAACCGTTCGACAATTGGTGCAGACGCGTTCGGCCATGGCTTATCCTTGCTGCGGAGAAATCTCCCCACCATCCCCGATGCGCGGGGGTACTTCGTGGGGTAGGGTTAGGACATGCAGATACTGAGCCAGTTCGGCGAATGGCTGTGGAACTGCCTGGGGGCTGGCGCCTCCGAACGCGCGCTGGTCCGTCGATTGGTTGATGAGATCGGATTGTCGCCCACGGCCGCGCGTCGCATGCTGTTCGGTGACGATCGCCATATCGTGCGCGACCATCGTGCGCTGGCTCTGGCGGAGTTGCTGCATCGTCTCGGCGCCGACTCGCCTTTCGACCGACAAGAGCTGATGGCCCTCATGCTGCGCAGCATGACGCCGGATGACCTGAAATTCATTGTCGACGCCATCCAGGTTGAAATCGACAAAGCCTGGAAGAAATCGCAGGAATCGAGCGCCATTTTGCGCGAGGCTTACGGAATTCTTAACGGTAGCGACGCCGAATCGGCGGTGCAGTCGATCCAGCGACTGATCCCACAAGCGACGCCGGAACGCTGGGCTGCGCTGCAGGCGGTCTTCGCTCGTTGGGATGACTCCAAGCAAAAAGAAGCCGTAAAAAAAAATGATCTCACACACTGATTTGTAATGTGAAAACTGGTTGACACGTCCGCCCATCGCTAAGGTGGCCAGACGGAGGCCACCGGCCATGGAAGGCAGTACCGAACCACCCGATTGCACTACGCAGGATGCCGCGTGCGATCGTTGCCAGCAGGGATTACGCCAGGCGCTGGCATGGCTGCGGCCGCAGCTCGACCAGGATACAGATGATGCCCAGGTCGACGCTTTAGCGGTGGCGCGACTTGGCGCGCAGTTGCAGCAGCTCGAGAACGATGGGCTCGGGCGTGTGGGCGAGGTAGGCCGCATCGAGCAGCGCGGCCTGTTCCTGGTCGGAAAAACCGAGGAGCGCGCACCAGTAGGGGACCACCTCGGGCGGGGGGCGGTTTCGCCCATCGACCAAGTACGTGACGTAGCTGCGCGGGTGGCTGATCTGCCGCGCGAACTCGGCTCTGGTGATCCCGTGGGCGTCGAGAATGCGCAGCAGGACGCCGCCGAAGCGAGAGGGGACCATCCCCACAAGCTAGTCGTTTGACGCGCCCGTGCAGTTAACTCGCAATTGAACAGGTGCGTCATTCAGGACCGTCCGCTACGCGATTGCGCGGCAGTGATAGACGATCAACGGCGGCTTGTAGCTGCGCTATTTTCGCTTGGTTTTCCGCATGAATGCGCTTGTTCTTCTCAAGTTGTGCCCGCATGGCCAAGAACTCGTCGGCGATGAGCTGCGGGCAGTGGGCGAGGTAGGCGGCGAGGATGAAGGCAGCGCGCTCTTCGTCGTTCAGGCGGAGCGCGTCGGCCCAGGCAGGGACCACGTCAAGCGGTGGGTACATTTTACCGCTGATGACCTGGCCAACGATCGACGACGCCGACCCTGGGCTTTTCCCCGGCCAAGCCGCCTTCACGAAGGCCAGTTGGCTCGGGAACTCTCGCCGTATCAGGCGATCTAATAGCTGGCGAAAGTCGTCTGCCACGGGATCACCATATGGCTTCAACGATTGCAGTCACACAAAACGCTTGCCTTTCGAGAAAACTCTCGAACCAATGTCTACCAGCGCGGATGCCCGCGCCTTCTTTTTGCCCTGATGTTCGAGAGTTTTCTCGAATGCGTCCGAGGAGAGCGATATGGGCCACCAGCCATCCCCCAATACGACAGTCGCTGACCTGTTCCGGGCTGCGCAACAGCGCGCCGGATCCCCGACCAATAAGGCCTTCGCCGAGCGCATCGGTATCTGCGAGAACCACTACAACGCGGTGCTGCGCGGCAAGCGCATCCCCAAGCCGGAGACGCTCAAAGAGATCGCCCGCAAGGCGGGCATCAACGTCCGCGCCCTGATCGTCGTCGCGGCACTGGAACGGGCGAAGCTCGACCGCTTTGGCATCGTCATCGACACCGTCGAGCAGGCACGGGACGTTATCGCGCGGCTGAATCTTGGTGGTCATACCAGAGATAATGACACCTGGGGTGCGGAAAGTCAGGAACATGATGCGGAGCATGTTCCGCAGGCCGGTGTGGCATGATTCGGGACTCTCACCGGCTCGATGCCGACCTGTTTAACGGCATCAACGAGATCATCGCCGAGCACTACACCGAGCGTCAACTCGGTCGCCTGCTCGGCCTCGACGGCAAAAGCATCGCCGCACGCCGATCCGATCCTCACCACTGGCGCTGGAGCGAACTCGCCCGCTTTGCCGATCTCGACGCACAGGTCATGGCGCTGCTGCAGGACCGTTTCTCGCCACCTGCGTCTGCCATCCCGACAGGGGACACCGAGAGCCTAGCGGAGAAAACGATTGCCGGAGGGGGCGACGTCATCGGCAACCTGATGCGTGCGCTGTCGAAGAATAGCCCCGGAGGGAAGCGCATCACCGCCGGGGAAAAGCGGGTCTGCCTAGCCAACGCCGAAGCCCATCTCGCCCATCTCACCGAGCTGGTCGTCAACCTCCGTCAGAGCCTGCGGGAGGACAGCCATGGAAGTCGCTAAGTCCCCCGTGCGTCGTCGGCGCGGCTTGCCCGCCAACTGGCCAGTGAGAATCGCCTTTTCCGAAGCGCCTGCCGCCGACGAGCAAAGCCCGCGCGCTACTCGTCTGCAGCAGTCCATCGAAGCGCTCATTGAGATCGGCCAGCGCCGGGCGGTGACGCCATGACCCGGCACCTTTTTACCGCCCACCGCGATGTCGTCGCCCACGCCAATCGCCGTTCCGATTTGCGCGCCCCGGCGTTCTTCGCACTAGCGGCGCAGAGTGATCGGATTGACGAAATGCGCGGTCGCCCGCGCGCGCTGATCCGCCAGCTCAAGCCCGAGATCCTCGCGGACTGTGACGCCTGCGATTGGTGGACGCTGGCCGACACCGCCTGGCCGCGCACCGAGCAACGGATCGCGTCGTGACTCCCGACCCGTTCGGTGTCGCGACCAAGGCCGAGCATCAGCGCCCGGAACTGATCCCAGGTAGATGCCCGCTGCATGTCCCGCACGTCTCGACCGATCTGCGCATCCTCTGGCTGCCCGGCGACCAAGCGCAGTACCACGCCCGCGATCTGCAGCAGCGCGATGGCTGGATGCAGCGCACCTACCGTCGCCTCGACCTCGACTACTACCGCTGGCAGATCGCCCAGCTCGACCGCGCCGAAGCCATGGTCGCAACCGGCCAGATCACCGACGACCGCATCCGCCGCGCCCGCGCGACCATGTCGCTGCTGCAGGCCTGGATCGAGGCCGTCTATCCACCGTCCGCCGTCGCCTCGCTCTGCCTCACAGACGCCACGACCTACGCCGCCCCTCCTCGCCCACGGACAGCCGCATGATCTCCGTTCTGAGCGCCTGCCAGCGCCCCCGCCGCGCCGTTCTCCCCCAACCCCCTCTCTTGGCCGACCACGGGGCCTCCCTGGCCCAACCTGACGAGGGGCTACGCCCGGTAGATCTCGTTGTAATTTTCGGGGGACTCATTTTTTGCGGTGTTTCGCGCACGTTTGATTGCCGTGAGGTGGCGGCGTGAGCTCATTCTTCGGCGCGGACCAAGTGGCGCTCGTCAAGCGCCGGATCGAATCCCTGGCCGTTTACGGCGAATACCTGGACCTGCGCCGGTCTGGCGGGCATCAGGTGGCGTGCTGCCCCTGGCACGGCGAGCGTACCCCGTCGCTGCACGTCCACGACGATGGGCACCACCACTGCTACGGCTGCGGCGCGCATGGCGACGTGATCGATCTGGTGCAGCTCAAGGAATCCTGCGACTTCCAGGCGGCAGTGGAGATCCTGGCTCGCAAGGCGGGCGTCACGCTCGAAGACCTCGCGCAGGCCACACCGCAGCAGCGCGAGCGCACCGACCGCATCTTGCATGCGCTGGAATTCGCCGCGTCCGTCTATGAGCGGGATCTCGACACCGTCACCGGGAATCCCGCCCGGATCTACCTGACGGAAGATCGTCGGCTGACTGATGTGACCATCCGCACCTTCCGCATGGGCTGGGCGAACGGCGGTGACGCGCTGCTCGTCGCGGCGCTGGATGCGGGCATCGCCGCTGAAGATCTCGTCGCCGCCGATCTGGTGATGAAGGCCAAGTCCGGCGAGCTGCGCGACCGTTTCTTCCGCCGCGTCGTGGTCCCGATCATCGACACCTCACGGCGCGTGATCGGCTTCACCGCCCGAGCGCTGCCCGCTGACGAGATCGAGGCCAAACAGAAGAACCGCACGTGCCCGAAGTACGTGAACACGGCAGAAACCGAGGTGTTCAAGAAGGGTGCCTCGGTCTTCAACCTGCGCACCGCCGCGAGCGCCGCCAAGATCCGCCACCGCGTGCTGGTGCTCGAGGGCGCGCTCGACGTGATCGCCGCGGCGCAGGCCGGTTTCCCCGAATGCGTCGCACCGCTTGGCACCGCCTTCACCGCCGACCAAGCCGCCGCCATCATGCGGGCAGCGCGCAACACCGACGTCATCGTCGCCCTCGACGGCGATCAGGCCGGCCAGAAGGCGAGCGAGCGCACTGCCCGCCTGCTGCTCACCGCTGGTGCTCCGGCAAAAATCGCCGCCCTGCCTGACGACATGGACCCCGCCGAGGCCCTGGTCGAAGCCGCCACCGCCGAAACCAAGCAAGCATTCGCCGACGCGGTGACCAAGGCCACGCCAGTTTTGCCGTGGCTGCTCGACCGCCTCGCGGCAGATCTGCGCGACGACGACCAGCCCGCTCGTCTGCGCGTGCTGGATGAAATCATCGGCCTGATCCACGCCATCCCCGATACCGAACTGTCGGACCTCTACCTCACACAGACCGCCAAGCTGCTCAAGATCGACCGCCCGATTGCGCGGCGACGCCTCTCCGACGCGGTCCTTGCCGCCGCCAATGCCCAGGCCGAAGCCGACGAGCGCAGCAAGCCCCGCGCACCAGCCAAGCCAGAAGAACCCGCTCCGGTGTTCTTTGAGACCAACGAACACGGCAACGCCCTGCGCTTTCAGGCCCGCTACGGCAAGGATGTCGTCTACTGCGAAACCTGGGGCACGTTCCTCACCTGGACCGGAACCCACTGGCAGGTGGACGAAAACGGCCTGCAGGTGGACCGCATGATGGTGGCCACCATCGACTCCATCGCTGATGAAATCCAAACCGCACACAGCCCCGACCGACGCGACGAACTCATCGCCTGGAGGCGCAAGAACAAAAACGACCGCCCGCTGCAGAACTCGGTCAACCGCCTGCGCTCGCTGCTGACGATCAATGCGGCGCAGCTCGACACCGACCCCTGGAAGCTCACCTGCACGAACGGCACGCTCGACCTCCGCACGGGTGAACTGCGCCCACACGACCGTACCGACTACATCACGCGCACCGCCGACATCGTCTACGATCCAGCGGCGCGTGATGCGAAATGGCTATCCTACCTGCACTCGCTCACCGGTAGCGATCCCTCGCTCATGGCCTTCCTGCGCCGGGTCGCCGGGTATTGCAGCACCGGCCTCTCCAAGACCCAGGCTACCTTCATGCTCGCCGGTATCGGCGGCTCGGGCAAATCGACCTTCGTCCAGGCCCTCATGGCGGTGCTGGGCGGCTATGCCCGCGCCATCCCCTTCGAACTATTCCTGGCGAAGAACTCCGACAAACGCAAATGGTCGTTGGCCGAAGCCAGCCAGTGCCGCCTGATCGTGTGCGAAGAATCCGAGGAAGGCCAGCGCTTCAACGCCGCCCTAATCAAAAGCGTCTCAGGCGGCACCAAGATCGAAGCCGAACGTAAGGGCGGCCATCCCTTCGAATACAAGCCGCTCTTCAAGGTCATGTTCGTCTGTAACGACGCGCCCTACGTCAGCGACACCGACAGCGGCTTCTGGCGGCGCATGTACTTGGTCAAATGCGACCACCTGCCCACGAAGCGCGACGAAGACCTGCAGCCCTACCTGTGCGAAAGCCCCGCCGCCCGCGCCGCCATTCTCGCCTGGATGGTGGCCGGTGCCGTCGAATACGCCGAACGCGGACTCGACCCGCCCGAGATCGTCCGCAACGCCAGCCAAGCCTACCGCGACGATCAAGACCCGCTGCGTGAAATGCTCGAGGAACTCTTCGTCATCACCGAAGAAGAATCCCACTCGATCAGCAAGGCCGACTTCTACCGCGAATACAAGGGCTGGTGCGATCGCAACGGCAAGAAGCCCATCTCGACCAAGGGCGTCGGCCAGCGTCTATCCAAGCGCGGCGTCACCCTCGACCGCTGGGACCGCCAGGTCATCGACGGCCATTCCAAGTCGGTCAGTGCCTATGGCGGCATCCGCCTGCGCGGCCCCGGCGACGATGCCCGCGCCCTGCCTGGATCGCCCGCCAACGATTCCCGCCCCGGATCGTTGGCAGGCCGCCAAACCGCCGCTGACGCACCCCTCGACTTGATCGACGACAGCCAGTTTTCCACCGCCCAACAGCCAATTTTTCCGGCCTCGCAACGATCCGCCAACGATATGCCAACGATTATTCCGCCAATCGTTGGCGGAACTAACGCCGTGACACAAGCGGACTTGGCGCAACACGCCAACGATCCAACGATGGCGGGCGCACACGCGTATACGCGCAACCATTCAAATTTCCCTCTCTCATCACAGGGAGGGAAAGACTGTGAAGGAATCGTTGGCGAGACCGACCCCACGGTTGGACCGCCACTGATCCCACTGCCGCCTCCCGGCACTGACGACCTCACCGGACGCCGCCGCTTCGCCGGTCCACCGACTGAATCCGAAGACCTCTTCCGCACCACGCCGCCGCGCGAACCCGGTGCGGATGAGGACGAACCGCCCTTCCTCGACCACTGACCCGCTCACCCACCGAAAGGACCACCCATGAGCTTCGCCCAAACCACCATCTTCGGCTTCCTCGGACGCGACCCGTCCGTCCGTGCCGTCAACAACGACACTGCCGTGTCGTTCAGCGTCGCCGTTTCGCGCAAATTCACCGCCAACGGACAAGCGCAGGAAAAAACCATGTGGTGGAATGTCACCCTATGGGGCAAGCGCGGCCAGACTGCCGCGAAATACCTGAAGCAAGGCTCCCTGGTGATCTGCACCGGCTGGCCGGAAACCCGCGAATACAACGACAAGAACGGTGTAGCGCGCACCAGCCTCGAACTCATGAACGCCGACTTCCAATTCGCGCCCAGCAAGCGGTCCGACGCGACTGCGCACGGTGCGCAGTCGCCGGATGCTGCCGGTGAATCCGCACCTGCGTCTACCTCATCGGCATCTGCACCCGCCGCCGCGCCCGCTGGTACCAGCCTCACCGACGATGAGCCGCCGTTCTGAATCAATCCTGAAAAATAAATACCCCTATTTTACCGAGAAAAACCATGTCCCAACCCCGCATTACCGTCATCGATCACGACAAACAGGCCATCGGAGCGACCTTCGTCGCCGATGCCATCCTGGCTGCCGATAGGGCTGAAAGACCGATCGATCACGACACTCGCGTGCTCGAGTTTGACCAACTCGCTGAACTCAAGGGAGCTCTCGCCAGCATCAAGCGATCCCGCGATGCCGGCCGCATCACGAAACTGCCCACGCTCATCCTCGTTACCTCGCACCAATCCGATTGGTTGGTCTCCGATATCGACGATCTGCTCATCCCGATCTACGGCTATGGCCGTACTCGCACCATCGCCATCTACGCCTGAACCACCAACCCCACGAAACTCCCATGCCACCCGCTGAACCGAAACCCGCTCTCGTCGAACAGTTCACCGCCACACCCAAGCGCGTGACCATGATCGACCTCGCCGTCCTTGCCAAGCTCGATGGCGCGCAGCTTCGCGAAGGCCGCGATCCAGCCACCGTGAAGGCCTATGCCGAAGCCTACAAAAACGGCGCTGAATTCCCGCCGATCATGGTCTTCGTTGAGACTGTCGAAGGCGACGAACACTACCACGTCGCCGACGGTCACCACCGCATCGCGGGCGCGATCAAGGCCGGTCTGGCCGAGATCAACGCCATCACCCGCAAGGGCACCCACCGCGACGCCGTGCTCTACGCCGCTGGTGCCAACGGCATCCACGGCTTGCCCCTGACCAACGAGGATAAGCGCAAGATCGTCAAAACCATCCTCACCGATGAGGAATGGGTGCAGTGGTCCAACCGTGAAATCGCGGACAAATGCCACGTCTCGCCCAACTTTGTCGAGAAGATGCGCAGCGAGGTGGAGGGGGCCAAGACCAAGAAACGCAAGGGCAAGGACGGACGTATCACCACCGTCAGCGACAAGCCGAAGAAGAGCAAGAAGGCTGCAGCGTTCGACTTCGCTGAATGCGGCGCATTGTTAGCAAATCTTGTCGACGCTCACGACTTCGTCGTCGGAACGATCAGCGAACATGGCGTATTTACCGATCCCGCCGAATTCCCGATCAAGGCCCCATTTCCCAAGGGAACGGAATTCACTCTCACTATCGGTCGTGACGATTCGGATCTTTTCTATGGTGGCATGAGTCTTCGCACCAGTTCGCGCGGCACCGGCCTGTCGCCCAGCACAAAACACGTCGGCTTCGATCAACCGTCCTTGGCCGTTGCGCATGCCCTGCGCCATACCTTGCCCAACATCGGCAACGACGTCGGCATGACCGGTACTGAAATCGCCGCATTGATCGACGGCATCGACCCGATTGGCCACACGACAAATATCGCCCTTTACCGCAGCGCTGCCGACGAACCCCAACAGAACACGTCCAAACCCAAGAAAAAATCCAAGGCCCCCGCCTTCGACTTCACCGCCTACGGCGTGAAGCTGGCTGCCGAACTCAACGGATTCTCCTACGGTGACGGCGACGCGAACGACGACGGAGAGTTTTGCGATGCCGCCGAATTCCCGCTCGAACTGCCCTTCCCATCTGGCACCGATATCGTCCTGTTGGTTGACTGCCTCACCGAGCGCAGCGGCGAAACCAATTACTATTCCGGGGTCGTAAAAACCGCGAATGGATCGGTTATTCGCACGAATCCCAATATCAACGACAGTGCCCAAAACACTCCCGCGTTCGCTGCCGCTAGCGCCCTGCGCCGCCTGACCTCTTGCACCGAATTTCACAGCATGGGACTGTCTGGCAGTTCATTCTTTCTCCTGCTTGATGGACTTGACCCCGATTATCTCACTAGCATCGACGGTGAAACATCATCCCGTCTTGCCGCTAAATCACTTGATGAAGCTGCCGACGACCAGGCCGACGACGATCAAGCTAACGACGCCGAAGACCTCTTTGCCACCGCGCCCGTCACCAAACCCGCATCCGCATCGTTCGTTCGCCGTGAACCGCACGCTAGTGTCCCTGCGTCGGATCTCGACAGCCATCTGCGCCGCCTGATCTGCGACCGCCTGATGGACAGCAAGGTCAAGTCGCCCACTGCTCATCAGCTCCTGGCCCTGGCCTTGGTCGTCGGCCTCGACAGCAGCGATGAACGCTATTCCCAGCACCTGGAGGACAACGCCGTCTACAAGGCCACCTCGCGCATCAGCATGCTGGTTGCCATCGCCCTGCGCGATCGCACCCAGGCCGTCGCCCAGCTCCCCGCCCTGCCCGACCTCTGTCGCATGTTTGGTGTCGACTACGACACCCTGCGCGTCCAGGCGGAACGGGAGTGTGCGGCATGAGCACCGACATCATGGACGATAACTACAACGCAGGATTCAAAGCGGCGCTTGATGCTGATTCGATGACTCGAGTCGGACGTGTGAACATGGCTGCTATCCTGGCGCTAAATCCGCATGTCCCACGCAGCCCCGGATATGCCTCATGGAATCGTGGGTTCGCTGCCGGTCAGCAATCTGTGATTGCTGCCGCTGCGACCGAGGAGAATTACACATGAGCGAGGATCTCTTCTACCTTGCCGATTGGATCTCCTTTGGCGGGTGGGCGTTCGATCGGCACCCGTCCCCGCGCACACTGGTTCCCAGCGTCCTCTTTGCCGCCGTTGGCATGGCCGACCCGGACCATCGCTACTCGCCGCGCTACCTCGCCGCCGCTCAACGCCGTCTGGATCGGGCGGTGCCATGACCGTCCTCACCTTCGCCAGCCGCTTCGCCCGCCTCGTCGAATCCGGCGCCAAGCCCCACACCATTCGCGGCGAACGCAAGCGCCCCATCAAAGTCGGCGACCAGCTCTCGCTGCGGGAATGGACGGGCCGTCCCTACGGCAGCCCGCAGCGCATCCTGCGCGAGACGACCTGCAGCGCGGTGCAGCCCATCATGATTCGCCGGTCCCTAGGCCGGACGCACATCGCGCTGGATGGCGTCATGCTTACCCCGGACCAAGCCGAGGCCTTCGCCCAGGCCGATGGATTCGGCTCTGTGTTCGAGCTGCTCTTGTGGTTTTCTGAACATGGCGAACTCCCGTTCAACGGCTGGCTCATCCGGTGGCAGCCATGACCGCCGCCCTCCTCGCCGACAACAAACGCCTGCGCCTCGCTCTGGCCAATACCCAGATCGACCTCAGCGCGGCGCTGGACGCCAACGCGTCACTGCTGCGCCGCCGTGCGGTGGACCAGCACCAGCTCGATGCCGTCGATCGCGCCGCCTGGAAACGCGCCAACGCCCAGCTCGCCCGCTCGCATCGCCAAATCATCAAGCAAGCCCACGGCGTGCTCGATGAACTGCTGGCGTGGCTCGCCACCCGCCGCAGCGCCCCCGACGCCACTACCATCGGCATGATTGAGGCACAGATCGCACTGCTGCGGTCGCGCCGTCTGCCACCACCTGTTCTGGAAACGACGCCATGACCCTGACTCTCGCTCCCGCTGGCTCCTGCCCGCCCGGCGTCATGCCGGGGGAATGCGATCGGCCTCGCGACCTCGCCCGCGCTCGGTTTTATGACCAGCTCCGGCAAGGGATCATCGACTACCTGCGCAAGCATCCCGGGCCGCAGCGCGTCGGCATCGTGGCCTTCGCCCTGCGCAGCGCCTTCGCCGCCGACCACCGTGCGCTTGTGGGCGAAAAGGGGCGCCACCACGAAGCCACGTTGATCAACGTGGTCGCCAACGTCGTCGCCCGCAACCCGCGCACGTTCATCAGCCGTCGCGGGGATTTCGCCAGCGGTTCCGCCGTTGAAATCGAACTGGTGCCAGCCCTGCGCGATAACGAGTGGAAGGGCTGACCGTGACCACCACCGATACCATCAGCTGCCCGCGTTGCGGCTCGCATGTCCTTGACGGCGTGTGCCAGTCGCGCGTCTGCCACCTGATCGGCAGTCTGCCTGTCACCTTCGTCATCGAGCGCGATCCCGACCAGGACGTGGGCCCACTCCACGCCGCGCCCATCCCGAATCCGAGTGAACCCCATGAATGATCCGCTGCTCTTCGCCCTGGGCCTGAGCTGCCTGATCATCGGGTTGCTGCTCGTCATCCTGGGCCTCGTCCTCGCGTTTCTGCGCGGCGCTCGCGACACCACCACCACCGACAACTACGAAACCATGACCATGGCCACTCCCACGCTCCATCCCGCCTTTCCTCTCGCCGCTCTCGTCCCCAACGCCGACAATCCGCGCACGGTCACCAAACAGGGTGCGGCGGATCTCGCGTCCTCGATCGAGCGTCACAGCTACGTCGGCGTTTTCGTCGCCCGCCTACTGTCCGATGGCACGCACCGTCTACTGTCGGGGCATCAGTGCCTGCATGCCCTACTTGCTCGCGGTGATACCACCGCGCCCTGCTGGGTGGTCACCTGCACCGACGCAGATGAGCAGCGCCTGGTCATCACGCTCAACGGTCACGCCGGCGAATGGGACGAGACCAAACTCACCCTGCTGCTGCGCGATCTCGCCAACGCAGCCGAGAAGATCGACAATCTGATGATCAAAACCCCCGCGCTAGACCGCATGCTGCGCGAGCTGTCCGAGCAGCAGCTCCACGGCGACCCCGACGCTGTGCCGCCGGTGCCCATCGATCCTGTCACCAAGCCCGGCGACGTGTGGGGGATGGGCGATCACCGCCTGATCTGTGGTGACAGCACCAACCCCGACGTGCTTGAAGCCCTGCTGTCCGAAGGTGAGCAGGTCAGCCTACTGCTCACTGATCCCCCGTACAACGTCGCCTACGCTGGGAAAACCGCCGATGCCATGACCATCGCCAACGATGATATGAGCGATACGGACTATCGGAATTTCCTGGACGAAGTGTTGTCCAATGCCGAGCGCTTTCTCGCGCGCGGCGCTGCGTTCTACGTCTGGCACGCGGACAGCGAGGGCCTCGCTGTTCGCACTGCCTGCGATCATGCCGGTCTACCTGTGCGCCAGTGCCTGATCTGGGTGAAAAACTCCCTCGTCCTTGGACGCCAAGACTACCAATGGCGACACGAGCCGTGCCTCTACGGTTGGATTCCCGGCGCCGCACACACCTGGTTATCTGACCGCAGCCAGACCACCGTGCTCGAATTCGACCGCCCGGCCCGCAACGATGACCACCCGACGATGAAACCCGTCGCACTCTTCGCCTACCTCATCGGCAATTCCTGCCCGCCCGGCGGCGTGGTGCTCGATCCCTTCGGCGGCAGCGGCACCACCCTGATTGCCTGCGAGCAGCTCGGTCGCCACGCTCGTTTGGTCGAACTCGCCCCGCGCTACTGCGATGTGATCGTGCGGCGTTGGGAATCGCTCACCGGCAAGACGGCGGTGCGTATTCCGGTGCAGATGGGGGCGTGAAGCCATGAGAAGGTTTATACGCAGTATCATGCGCGATATCTTCCATGCATTTCTTCTGCCGCTTGTTTTTGTCCTCGTGTTTTTTGTGCGCCTTGGCGAGTTGTCCAAAACCATCGTCGACTGGCTCATCGCCAATATCTAAAACTCCTTCCACTCCCCACACGCTCATGACTTTGTGAACATGACCGCGCCGAACTTTGCACTCCTGTTCGGCGCGGCACTCGTTCGTGCATGCCCGATTTCACCATGACCACCACCGACCGCCTCGCCGCCATTCAAAACGCCGCGTTTCTCAACCTGCTCAAAAAAGCGCAGGGGGGCAAGACGCTTACCGCCACCGACTGGCGCGAGCTGCGGCGCATGGCGGTCGAGGCCGGCCTCGCGCCGGAATATCCATGGATGCACGACACCATCGCTGCGCTCGCCGCCGCCCTGGGCGTCACCGATCGCACGCTGGAAAACTGGCGCGGCAAGGGCTGCCCGCTGCCCGCGTCGGCCCCGTTCGATGAGTTGGCCGTGCGCCTGTGGCACCTGTCACTGCCCGGCGGTCGCAAACAGGCCGCGCTGTCGGAACCATCACCCGCGCTCGCGCCCTACCTTACTGCCGCGCAGCAGATCCGCATCGTCGCTGAATCTACCGACGATGCCGACGACCCCGCTGATCGGCTGAAGCGCGAACAGGCGCAGAAGGTCGCCCTGCAAAATGCCGCAGCTCAGGAAACCCAGCGCAAACGCGCCATCGACGTATTTGTGCAGGTCGTTGGGGCATTGCGCCAAGGTCTGAACCTTCGCTTCGGCGGTCAGACTTCAGCCGAGATCTGGGAGATCGCCCAACGACCCCGTGCTCAATCTGAACCGCTCATCCGTCAGCGTCTACTCGCCATCAGCGACACAGCGGTGCGCGAGGCACTTGCATCTACGGGCACCACCGCTCCGCCCGCACCAGCAAAGCTGAAGCGGAAGCCCTGACATGGTTCACGCCGCGCCGACCAACGACGACTTCATTTCCGCCGTCCTCGACCGTGATGCCCAGGCCGACGCCGAGCGCAGCATGTCGATCGGCGATTGGGGGGATCAGCACATCATGGTCCCGCGCGGCAGCGGCATCACCCCATACGTCCAGTCGCTCACACCCTACTGGCGTCACTGGCATTCCATCGCCCGTGCTCGCATCACGGGGATCGTTCCGGACCATGATCCCACCGCGCATCAGGTCGAAGCTATCTCACTCATTGCAGGGACTCAGATCGGCAAGACCCAGGGGCTCATGTCACCACTACTCGCTTGGGTCGCGGTGCTATATCCCCGTGATCTGGGGGTAATTTTACCCAGCCACGATACAGCAAAACACTTTGGAAAAAATAAACTCGACAAGGTATTTCGTAAGTCGCCACGCCTACATCATCTGGTCCCCAAAGGAGCCAGCGAAATGCAGCGTCTTATGGGGACAAAGGCATGGTTTCTTCCCGAACTCGCTATCCATTTCAAAAACGGTGCGGTCGCACTTCACTTGCGTTCCGACGACTTGCCTCTGGTTTTTCTCGATGAATTCGACGCACTTCCGGAAAATGTCGACGGAGAAGGATCTCCCATCGCGCTGATCGATGACCGTCAGAAAACGTTCCCCTTCGACCGTCTGCGCCTGGGCATCACTACGCCGACCTTCGTCAGTTCCTTGGGCTGGTCATCGCTCTGCAAGGGATCAAATGAACGCCTTCTGGTGGCCTGTCGGTTCTGTGGCGCGCACCAGTATCTAGACCCCGACCGCATCGAGCCGCTGCGTTCTGGTATGTCTCATAGCGCCATCGCCGCCGAAGATGCCGCCATATGGAAATGTTCGAAATGTGCCCGCCCACACTGCACCGATGATGTACATCTCATCATGGCGCGCGCCTGTGAATCTTTGGGTTTCAGCGAGGCGGGTGGGTGGGTTCCTGGCGAGTGGACGCAGGACGCACAGGGCGTCGGTTCATGGACCGCCGCCGCTACGTTCAGTGAAGCCACAGGCCGTGCCGAAACAGTCGCGCGTCCCACCGGATTGCATCGGTCTGGCTGGCTTAATTCGATGTATTCGCGCTTCATTACGGTCGGTCAATTCCTTGCCAAAGACATCGAGACGCGCAACGCCAAGGACGAAGATCGCCAAGCCTTTATCAACGGCTGGCGCTGTGAACCATTCGTTGCCCGCTGCGCCTCCGTCACCGCCGAAACCATCACCGTCATTACCGCCGACACCCCTGCCTACCAGCACGGCATGTGCCCGGTCGATGCATGGCGCGTCGTGTTATCCTGTGACCAGCAGGGCGAAACCCCGGAAAAGTCCTGGTTTCCGTATCGCGTCCGCGCCTATGCCGCCACCGGGGAAAGCTGGCTGGTTGAGGCTGGTAAGGTCGTCGGCTTCGACCAGCTCGAGCTGCTCGCCGCCAAGACATGGCCCATCGGGCAGCAGGTGCGCGCCGCCGACCTTATCACCATCGACACCGCCAACGGGTCGATGATCCGCTCAATCCGCCAATGGTGCGCCCGCGAACCGATGCGCCGCGTCTCGATCGCTGGCAGCGGTACCATGTCGCCGGAAACCCCGTGGTCGGAAATACGGCAAACCCCACGCAACGCACCGACGCTGTGCGGTCTTCCGGTGGTGTTCTACTACAACGCCCACCACTTCCGCGACGATCTCTTCGAGGTCATGCGTGGCGCGCCGGGTCGCCAGAAATTTAACGTCCCCGCCAACGCGCCGCGTTTCTATCTCGACTCCCTCCAGGCTGAAGAACGCATCCAGGAGCAGGCGGTAATCAAGGGTCGCCACTGCATTCGTAGCATCTGGCGCCCGCGCCAGTGGACCGACGAACGCGGCGTGCTGCACATGCGCCGCGACAACCACTGGCTCGACTGCGAAGTCATGGGCCACGCCGCCGTCACCCTGCTCGGCTGGTTCGCCCAGCACATCGAACAACCCGCCATCACCGCCGCCGACTACGTCTCCGCCATCCCGCGAAAGCTGTGACCATGCCGACCACGGTATCCACCATTCTGCGCCACATCTTCCCGCTCAAGTCCACCTGCCCCGCGTGCGCATCCATTCGCTACCGTGCTAGCGGCAGCAAGGGCACCATCGCCTACCGCACCTGCACCCACTGCGGCGAACGCTACAAGGTCTTCCCCGTTGCGGTCGAGCGGGACAACGGCGGTTTGCAAAGTGTGATCGAGCTGCTCTAGTCCACGTTTCGTCCGCTGTCCCGCACGAATGCCCGGTGAAATCAGGTGCAGGCGTGCGGGACAAGCGTTTTGTGTGACTTGTAACCATTTTTGAAATGATGCAAAAACGTCGGCCCGCACCGTGTTTTGACCTCGCACCGTGCGCGCTCGGCAGTGCGTGGCGTTTTTAACACGCCGCCCCATTTGCGATCCGTGATGCCGGTGCATACGGTCGCGGCATGGACCGCTCTGTTGCCGATATCGACGCCGATTTGACCGTAGCCTACGCCGCCCGTCGTTCGGCCCTGCGCTTCGCATCGGTTGCCACCGGCGACGGTGTGAGCAAGGCCAACCAGCAGCTCAGCGCCATCAACGATACCATCAACATATTGGTCGCAGAAAAGAACGCGGCTGAATCCGCCGCGAACGGCGCAGGCACGTTGGTCTTCATCCCGACCTTTCGGGTTCTGTGATGGTCGCTGCCATCCGCCTCGCTGCTCTGCACTCGGCCCAGGACGCGCGCCTGCCCTGGGGCTTGCGCCTGCGCGCCATCGGCGCCGCGATCACTGGTCGTCCGGCTACGGTGACGCCGCACCAGATGGTGCGTCTTGCGGCGGGCAGCTTCCGCGCTGCCGACAATCCCCGCCGCCGTTGGCGCACCATCGACGGTTCCGGCGACTATCACCTCGACGACCTCACGCGCCAGAATCTGCGCATTGCGTCGCGTGATCTGGAACGCAACGACGATCTCTACGACAGCCTGCTGACGAACTGGACGACGTTCCTGGTTGGTAGCGGACCTCGCCCGGTTTTTGCATCGCAGAACGCCGCGTTCAACGACGCCGCCACCGCGCTGTTCGCCGACCACGCCAAGGCCAAGCGCCTGGATGGACGGCGTCTGTTTCATTGGGCGGAATGGGTCGCGCTGCTGGCGCGCGGCATCGCTCGCGATGGCGATGCGGGCGTCGCCATCAACGACGACGGCAGCGGCACGATCTTCGAGTCCGAACGCATCTCCGACGTCATCCTCGACAATGCGGGCCGGATCATCGGTGTGCGCCTCGCTAGCATGTCGGCGGGCGGGCTGCTGCAGCATAGCCAGAACGATCCCATTCTACTCGCCCCCGCATTCGAGTTCTCGGCCTACCGGACTCGTCCCTCGCAGACGCGCGGCCACCCGGTGCTGTCCGCCGGACTCGACGATTGGGAGCGCATCGGCTCACTGCGCGAAGCCGAAATCATCACCGCTGAATCCGCCAGTCTGCCGTGGCTGCTGATCAGCAGCACGGGCGGAACCGCCAACCCGACGCAGCTCATCGGTGGTGGCAATGCCGCCGCGCCTGCCGCTCCCGCTGCCCCTGCTGGGTGGCAGCGCACGGATGCGGGATCCATCATGGGCCTGCCCCCGGGCCTCGACGGTAAGCCCTGGTCGCCCGACAGGCCGAACCTGGATGTTCCTGAGTTCGTCAAGCAAGTGCTGCGCGGTCTGTGCGCCCCGCTCATGCCGTACGAGGTCGCCTTCCTCGACGTCGGCGATTTGAACTACGCCGCCATTCGGGGTCTGGGCAAGCTCACCCAACGCAAGCTGTCCGACTTCCGCACGCGCCATCTCGAAGATCCCATTTCCGCCGTGATCCGCGCCTGGGCGCGCTGCGAGATCCTGCGCGGCACGCTGCCGTTCGCCGCCGATTATGCCCGCTTTGGCCTGGAATGGGACGAGCTGGAGATCCGTGACCGCGAGAAGGACGCAGCGGCAACCGAGAAGGAACTCGCCAACGGCACCACCGATCTGGCCGAGGAGCTCGGCCCTGATTGGAAGAAGAAGCTCGCCCGCCGCGCCGAAGTCGCCGCCGAATGCCGCCGTCTTGGCCTACCGGTCCCGGGCGAACCCAAACCCGCCGCTCCCGCACCCACTGTTTCCACCGCCGCCGTCGCGCCCCGCAACGAAAGTCCCACCCCATGAGCATCACCTCTGTGGCTTCTCCGGTTGCCGGGCGCGACGGCGTGTGGCTGGTCCACAACGGGACGCCCGTCGTCACCTGTGTGGATGGCCTCAATGATGGCAACCTCATCGTCCTCGTCGTCGATCTCACCACGCTGACGGCGCCGTCCCCAACGCTGCCTGCGCTGTTCCAGCACAGCATCCCCATCGGCACCTGGTCCGAGATCACCATCGACCCTGCGCTGGGCGTTACGGAACGCCTGTCACTGGTCGAATCCACCGACCCCGCCACGCAAGCATTGATCGAATTCGAGCGCGCTCGCGCCGTGCGCGCCATGCAGGCCCAGGGCTTTCCCTGGCAGGCCAGCATCGGCGCGATTCCCGGCCCTGCGGGCCGCTACGAAGCCATCACCGCCACCACCACCATCAACGGCCGCGAGATCACCCCCGGCGATCTGCCGGTGTTCTGTCTGCGCGGTGGGGTGCTGAACGAAACCAGCGTCGTGCTGTTCGGCGCCGACGACCGCACCGGTCGCATTGCCGCCTCCCGCTCCACTCACCAACCCGCCATTACGGAGACTCCCATGGCCGACCCCATCACCGCCAAACAGCGCCTCGGTGCGCTCACCACCCGCCTTGGCGCGCACCACAAGGACCGCATCGCCCTCGCCCTCGTCGATGGCGCCAGCGACGAACAGATCGTCGAAGACTGCGGAAAGGCCGACCAAACCGACGCGAAAACGAAGCTCGACGCGCTCACGGCGGAAAATGCCACGCTGAAAACCAAGTGCGCCGAACTGGAACAGAAGCTGGCCCTGCTCGCGCCTCCCGGCGACACGCCGCCGAACCAGACCCCGACGCCGACCGGCGGTAAGACCCAGCAGTCCGCCGTCCCCACCACGCTGCATGCGGCGATGCTCTCGCTCCAGCAGTCCGGCAGCAAGCTCACCGGAACTGCCCTGCACCGCGAAGCCATCGCCAAGTATCCCCACCTCGATCCCAACAAGCCGAAGCAGTAAGCCATGAGCGACGCCGAAATCGCAGCGGCCGACGCCGAAGCCGAAGCCGCTTCCGCAGCCAAGGCCCAAGCCGACGCCGAAGCCGCTGCCGCAGCCAAGGCCCAAGCCGACGCCGAAGCCGCTGCCGCAGCCAAGGCCCAAGCCGACGCCGAAGCCGCTGCCGCAGCCAAGGCCCAAGCCGACGCCGAAGCCGCTGCCGCAGCCAAGGCCCAA